GGCAAATTGGGCTTTGGTCCCTTCCCACAGACCATCCAAAACGTCATCAAACTCAGAATCAGCAATAATTTTATCCTCGTTACCGGTCCAGTAACGAGCGGTAGAACGTAGCTCTTCCAAAACACCAGTGAAAGTAGAAGAATGAATATAACCAGGCCATTGAGGGAAAATGGTATTAAGGCCCAACCATGGAGGAAATGCGGTCTTGAGCTTCCTAAAACCCAAAGCGAAAGAGGTGTTACCCATGAAGTACTTGCGCCAACTGGCGTGTTCCTCAAGATAACCATCAGTGAAAGCTTCCGAACCAAAAGAGTCAACAAAACCAGGAAGGACCGAGAAACCCATATCACCGAGTGTCTGATAGGTGCGTGACATAGACTCCATAGAAGGAGGTCTATAAGCACCGCTAACCATTTCAGGCAACCGGAAATCATTGAGCATCTCGTGGAACCTAACAAGTGCCTTCCTAGTTTTATTAACAATTTTGACCTGGAAAATACCACTGATAGTGGGAGCAGAACCACCCTTCAAACCAAGAATCTTACCCTTCTCGAAAGCAACCGGGTCGTCCGGCTGCAAAGCGAGTGGGTCATCCTCCCCAAGCATAACGAAATTGAAAGTCGCTGTGTGGAGTACACTAAAGAGGACAAAGATACGCTTGAGAAGTCGCTTACAGGCCTTAGGAGAGCCGAAAACCTTAACCAAGAAAAGAGTGAAACCTGATAAGAAAACATCATAGACAAAATCCGGAAGGAAGAAAGGGATTAAGGCATAACCCAAAGCTCTTAAGAGCAAAATTGGGAGCCTGAAAACTTTGTGAATAACCTTACCGGACACCGAAAACAACGTGGTGACGATGAAAAGAGAAACGAAAATGATGAAAGGGGGCAGAATACCCCCAAATGAATCAAGGAAATAAGCACGAAGAAAATCGAAATCTTCGTCGGTCAAGGCTGAAGCGTCAGAACGCCCGTCGAAAATACGTCCCTGCGAAGGGTCAGTCGAACGGGAAGCTCTGACTCTCCAGCCCGGCGAGGTGAGATCGAGTGACGTTTGAGCATTCGAAATCATAGCATCCGCCATCTCCCTACTGACGAACTCGGATACCCGAGTGCCTGTCACCGACAAAAAGGAACAGACACTCAGGTACCATGCATGACGAACAGGGTTCAAAACAGACCGAGACTGATAAATGTTGTACAATGTAAAACCGACCCAGATGAAGAAATGATCCACAATAACGACGTACAATACCCGACTGAAGAATAGTGATACAACAAAGAATTCTACGGACAACCAAAGCTTAAGGGTCAAATGCCTCGACCTAATGGAATTTAATGAACGTTCCGGGATTTGACCCGAGATGGCCAAGAAAATCTCATTAGGTAGGGACATCAACCTAATAGACATGCGAACAAAAGCAACCGAAGCTCTAATATCAGACAAGGTCACCAAGAAAGCATCCAACGGCCGCTTGATGACCCTAACGAAAGCAAAGAGAGACGGTTGCCAAAGGGCCACCACTTGATCAAAAGTGATAAAAGTGGACCAGTCGCCGGTCATTAACCCGTAAGCAATGGCTATCAAAGACAATACAAGATTCAAATTTACCAATATAAAGATAGGACCTAAAACTACGAGAAGGGCCAAAGAAGCTGAGAGCGGTGCACTAGCAGCCACCCACAAGATAATCAACAAAGTCGTAGCATTCGCGACGACCCAAAAGAAAACCCAACCAAACAAAGTACTAGCTACAATGGTCTGCACGATACGCGCAGTAAAATACACAGGGAAATTCACAGCCAAAAAGTTTAAAATTGGACCTAAGAAACCCATTAAAATACGACCAGAC